CTCCAATATTTAGAACTTTATATATCAATATAAACCATAATGATATACATTGATATAGACCCTCTTTCGAGGGCCTGTTCAGTTGTTAACTAAACTTAATACTAAGATTAAGCTTCTGTTAAACGTACAGAACAACCAGGGTTAAGTACACCTTCACCCATAGCGTAGTGAGAAGTAAGTAGCGTACCTAGTTTCTCTGGGATGTAGTTAGCTTCTGATTTGATGTCCATAAGCTTAACAACACCAACTGCTTGAGGAGTGAAGATATAACCCCACTGACCAGCAGATACGTTGTTAGACATCATAATCTTAACACCTGCAATCTGGAATACGTTACCAGAATCAATACCACCGTTGTTAGTAGTCCAATCACGGTTAACCGCTTTGTCAGACTGTACTAGTGTGTAGTATACTTCTGGTTTAACTACACAGATTTTCTCTGCATAGATGTCTTTACCTTCCATAGTTGCAACAGCATCGAAGATAGCTTCTACGATAGTGTTAGCTGTTAGTGTAGTACCAAGTACCAAGTCAGCGTTAACTGATGGTTGACCTACAGCAGCAGTAGCAGTAGAACAAGCATCAAGCTGTGCAACAATTGCTTTATCTACTTTAGATGCTAGAGCGTTACCAATCTCAGTTGAGTATTGACCACGAACTTCGTAGTGTGACATTGCTTCTTCGAAGTCATCTAAGAATACAGATGCATACTTACGAGAGTCTACAGTAATTACACGCTCACCTGCACCGATTGTAGATACAGAGATGTCGTTACCTGGAACGTGGTCTAGGATGTTTGCTTCATCGTATGTTCCGATTACTGGGAATTGAGCGCTCTTACCGTTCTGAATAGTACGAACGTTTACAAGTGGCATGAACGTGTTACGTCCAGCAAATGCTGTTAGGACTTCACCAGAGAAAATCTTTAGTGCTAAGTCACGGTCTGAATTACCTGCGGTACGAGTAGTACCGATACCTGTTGATGGATTATAAGCCATTTTTTAAATACCTTTTAGTTAGTTTACATAAAATTAGATGATGCTAGTTTTCTTTGAACTTCCGCTCTATAATCAGCATCTTGTTTGTACTTCTGACTAGCCATTGCTTGCATCATTTCTGTTTTATTTGCAAAGCCTTGGTTAGATGTTGAAGCACCTACAGATTTACCACCAATTAGTCTAGGGTTAGCTGACTGGTAGCGTGAGTATAGACCCTGAATTGCGAATCGAGCGGAAATCTCGTTCTCTAGAGTCTGGTTAAAAGCTTGCTGTTCTTCATTGCTTAAGTTCTCTGAAGCCCATTCAATCATTTTAGTGTAATTATCTGTACCACCTACTTCTTGCTGTAAGCTTGAGATAACTTGTTCTTTCAGGGCTTCTTGACCTTTAATGTAGTTTTCAGCTACTTCTTTTGAAATACCTTTACTTTCTAATGTTTCGTATGTCTCATCAGACAAAGAACCATTGTCTAGATATTCCTTGTAGAAATCATCGAACGATAATCCTGCATCTTCAACTATCTTTTCAGCTTCTTTTTGAGTTTCAGGTACATTTTCGATTGGTTTCTGTTCTTCTTCAGAAGGTGTGTTTTCTTGTACATCTGAATCATTTTCAGATTGCACTTCTTCTACCACATCTTCTTTAGCTTTTTCAATATCACTCTTTAGGCTTTCTTCTACGGCTAGGTCGTGATTTTCTGCTTTCTGAATCATTTCCTGTTCGTGGTTTTCGATTTCCTGTTGTTCCATCTTTACTCTTCTCCTTAGTATCTTTAACATCGTCTGTACGATTAAGGAACTTGTAATTCTTTTTTGGTTCTCCCATTACAAGTTCAGATGCTTGTGTAATATTTTGTTTAATTTCAAACATTATTGTTGCCCCATCATAGCCTGAGCAATACCTGCACCACTTTGTTGTGCCATTGAGTCTAGACCAAGCTGACCAGATTGTGCTAACATTGTTTGCTCTTGTTCTTGCTGTAATTGTTCTTGTGTCTTAATTAACCCATCAATGTCGATACCTAACGAAGTAGCTATACGGCTTATTACCGCATCTACATTGGTATGTTGAGCAAAAATCTCTGGACCAAGAAGTTGTTGTAGTGTTTGACTAAACATAACTAGTTTGTTATAATCATGTCCACGACCTAGAGCTTCTAGTCCTGTAACAATAACTGGTTCTACCAAGTCTTTAGGCAGATTAACCTTAGCAGATTTAAAGATAATCTTAACCAATGGTAGTTGTAACTCTTGTGATAAAATAGAGTAGATACCGCCAAGTGCATCTTCTAGTTCACCTGCTACTAATCTAATTTCTTCTGCTGTTACTCGTTCTGCATTACGTGTAGCACCTTGAGTTAACAAGAAGGCTGATGCAAGTCGTTGTTGAATCTCAAGAGATAATTGATGAGGTACTTGCATATCTGCTTGTTTCTGTACCTGCAATGTAGTAATGTCTGTTGCATGACCTGCTACAAAATCCCCAGACTTTGCTTTAGCTAAATCACGAACACGAGTTGTAGATGTAGGGTTAACTAAGAATACAACCTTACTAGATGCTGACGCACCTTCTACAAGAGCTTGAACCAAAGCTTCTAGTGAACGTAAATCACCAAGATACTGTTCTACCAAACCTCTACCATAGTTTTCACCATTGATGGCAGTCCATCTAAGTGCAAGGAAAGGTAAACTCTCTTTCTTGAAAGTTCCTCTAGAACCAGATAACTCTGTATCGTTTACTTCTTGGTAAACTTCGTAAGAGTCTTCTTCTACTTTAACTACATGAGTGTAAAGGTCTGCTGTATCTGATGTTAGGTTTAGTTCTGGAACATCAGTAGGTAGTACTGTTTCTTTAATAATTAACTCTACAACATTACCTAGTGCATCACGTTTTACAACATACTCTTCTAAGTTATAAACTCGTAGTTTCTCTTCTTCTAATCTAAGAAGGGCGTTACCTGTACCAATAAGTAGTTTCAGTGCTTCGTATAAAGGTACACGGTAAGCGTTACGTTCAATATATTGATACAATGTCTTTTCAAACATGGATAGACTTTTGTCTAGTTCTGCTTTCTGTTCTGGACTTAAGTCAACTGTATCTTCTGGGTTAGGCATTAACCTGAAGAACGGAGCATTTGGAGGAAGAAGTGTTAGTAGTAGTTTACTAGCTAAATGGTTTACTGCTCTACCACCCAATGACTGATAAGGTGTGCTTAAAGAGTCCTGTTCTGTGTGTCCTTGTTTGGTCAATAAAGAAGGAATAGTTAACTCAGCACACTCTCTTGCTCTGTCTATTACAGATGTTTTCTCACCTTCTAGTTTTGACCACCTAGCCTTTGCTGTTTGTGTCTGTTGTTCCATTCCTGCCTCTCATTAATAACCTTTGTTCACGCCAGAAGATGTGCCACCAGATAGTGGAATCTGTAATCGAGATTTCCCTTTCTTAATAGCGTTTAGTTTCTTCTCTTTCTTTGAACTATCTTCACCAGGCTTAAACGTAGCTTCGTCTACTGGAGCTGCTGGTGGTGGTGCTGGTGGTGGTGTTGGAGCTGAACCGCCCCCGAATAAACCGCCCATACATTTCCCCTTTATACTATTTAATTAAAAAGGTAATAACTAAGATTACCTTTACATAACTCGGATATAAATATTATATTATTGATATATAATATTTTTTGCTATT